CACGTGCTAATAATTACGTGCGCTGGGCCTGTTTGCTCAAGAACACAAGCCAATGCGTCTATCAATGAAAATTGGCCGTACGTCAATATAAAATTGTCGGTGTTTTTTTCAATCTCGCCCACAGCGATTCTAGCCGTTGACTTTTTGCAAACTCTTATTTTTTTTCCGTCGTTCTTTTTTGTGAATGATTTCGCTTTCATGGTTTAACCCTGTCAACCTTTATTTGATTTATTTTGCGATATTCGCGCATATATTCCGCACGATCTCGGTAACCTCTGGCGTCCTTCTCGGGCGGCTTACCAGCCCTACTTCTCGCTTTGGCTAGGCGATTGTATTCGCGTCGCTGTGCAGCGTCTGATTCGCTCAGGTCGGCTATTTTCTTATGTGTCATGGTTGTACCATAAATTTGTCTTGCTCGATGTTGTTAAGCTTAAAGAATGGCTCAATGTCGTTGTAGAACTTGCTGCCGGCGCAAGCTCTAGGCTCTCCATTTAACTTTAAAGGCCAGGGCGAGATCGGTCTGCCCCTTCGCCACTCAAACGTCCAACCGTTAAAATTGTAAACATCATATGTGGCTAAACAAACTATTACGTCATTCATTCTACCACCTCAAGACCCTCAAGCTCGTAGCCCTTCTGTAGACCTAGTATCTTCACCGCAATGATAGTTCCTGCCGACAGGTATGACTCAACCCCACCCTCGTATAACCACACATCTTCAAGCTCCCATTTGAGACGATTCGCTATGTCGTCAGACTTCATAGTAAAACTAGCCGACACACCTTCATAGTCACAGCAATCTACCACTAGCCCATTAGGCAATACCATTGAACCATCGTTAAAGTGCCAATGGTTTAGTCTTGGTCGGCAATAGTCATAGCTGTATGCATCCTCTTGCCGTAGATAAGATAGCCCAGCATCATTGTGTGATATTAGTCGCCCAATCTCAAAAATTCCTTTTTGGAATAATGGGCTTTGGCTAAACTCGCAATCAAAATCCCTACCCACGAACGCGCTCATATCTATCGGCTTATCTGTCACTGTCTGCTCCTATGCGGCTCTCTGTTTCCCAAATCTCATTATAAACATCAAGTTCGCTACTCAAAATCATTAGATTGTTATAGATGCAATAAATAAAATCCTCGAAAACCTCTACTTCTGTATGCCCCTGGACTTTAGACACTAGATCGCCCAAGAAATAACAAAAACCTGCCAACTTATGCTTAATCCAATCACTCACTGTCTGCTCCTATTCGTTAAAAAAGATCGGTTGTGTGCGGTCACCATGGGTAATCACTCATGACTCCACCTCCAGCTTCATTAACATTACTGGCAGTGTTTTGCTCATAAATGCGTGATAGCTCTTTCCGCTAAAACCAGCTTGTATAGGCGGTACGTGCAGCAATAGTGCTTTGGTCAACGTAAACGCCTCTTCAAAATCTATACCAAACTTTTTGTAAAGTTCTTGCTCTACATACTCATCATCATCGCGTTGATCGTCGGTAATATCCAGCATGTCTGCAATTAATTCCTCAAATTCAAAACAGTTCACTTCACCACCTCAAGTAGTTCAGGGTTCTGGTGGATGTTGCCGATTACTTCTGCTGTCAGCAAATCCTCGCAACCAGAAAATTCTTGCGAATGCTGATCGTTCTCAAAAAGCCAAGAGGTATATTCAAAAATAACTTCACAGTTACCTATACCAGCCACAATGCAAACATCACCCTCGAATATCTCAACACCGTTTTTGTCTTTTAAGCCTGTGTATTGCATTATATCCCAGCGATCAGGTTTGTCCAGAATCTCTTGAAAGCAAGTCGCTGGTATCGCGTCACCGCTCGTAAACATATCTGTGAAGTCGTAAGCTCCTTGAGCGTTTTCATACATTACCCGCTCTTGTTTATCCCACGCTCTAAATTTAATCTCTCTCACTTCACCACCCCCTCTACACTACCGCGACAAGCTGCTTTAATCGCTTGGGCGTGTAGTATTGCGTTCTCTTTAGTGTCGTGCGACATTAATGAAGCTTCCTCGGGAGTTAACCGGTCTTTGATGTTCCACAACAGCGGCATCAGAGGATCAGCAAGATACGCGCCACCTTCCACCGGCTCAGGATAGTGATGTTTAACCCCATCCGCGCCCATGAGGAACGGCTGCTCTTTGATGGTGTAGGCGTTTGCTAGAGCGGTGGCTTGGATGGACATCGGAAAGCCATCCACTCGTATAGCCTTGCCTTGAATTAACGCCTCCCCAATGTGAGCCAAATCGCCATCGACAAGTCTTTGGAAGTTATTAACTTGTGTGTCTATGGATAGCTGGCTGTTATCGTTAAATGCCAAGCTATACAGATTCATTATCTTTGCTTGTTTTTGTTCCGTGTTCATATTTATTTCCTCTTTTCTAAAGTTGCGCGCTAATCTCACTCATTGCTTTCCTTGTAGCGTTCTACGATTCTTCTCGCTGTTTCAATGTGTTCGTCATTTAATACAAATTCTCCATAACCGAAATCGACCCCGACCATTGCTACAGCCTCAATCAACTCGTATGGAACTTCTACTTTTTCTGTTGGATTGCTCATTGGTTAACCCCTATAAAATACGGATGCTCTAATTCAATTTCAGCTATTTGCTCTTCGTTCATATTTCCTCGTGTCTAAAGTTGCGCGCTAATCGTACATAACGCGCTTAGGTGTCGATAATGTCGCATCAGAAAGGCAAATCTATGTCATCATCAAACCCTGCCGCTGGCGCTTGGTTCTGGTTAGATTGCTTGCCCTCGCCCTTCCAGAACACCTTGACGTTGCCTAAGATAGCGCCCTTTGTTCCCTGCTCCTTCTCTTCCTTGCTAACGTCTTGCGTCACCATTCCGTTATCCCCATACTCGCCCTGATTATCTATATCAGCGAATACAGTAGCGTCTAGATACTTAGCGCCATTCTTGCCCTGAAATAGTCGGGCTTTGTCTATTTTTGTCACATCAATCTTAATACTCATTCCAATCTTCATTTTTACTTCTCCGTTACGTTCATTAGTCCTATTGTTGCCATTACGCTGCCTCTACTTGTGTGATTGCTGGTTTAAGTTTTGCCACGCCCTCTACGACGCGAAATAATATTGATTCTGCTGTTTGAACAAAACCCTCGATCCATTCATCATCGCGCTGACAGGTCAGCAGTAACGGGGCTAAGTCGGGGTGGTACGCTAGAAAATCCCACTCACTCAATCCCGAAACAAACATCGAGAGTTGTAGCTGAGGGATGTACTGAGTTGGTATTTTGTTTTTCAGTAAGTAAGAAACTTGCGTGTGTGCAAGCGGGGATTTAATCTCTAAGCCTCTGACTAGAAAATCGTCGGTATAAACAAGTCCATCAGGCGAGCAGGAGTAGTCATTCTCTTGGAGCATCGCAACCTGCACCACATCAACACCCTTTGCCATTTCATACCATGTGCGCGCTTCTATTTCTATTTCATGCCCTCGCTCCATTGCCGCGCTAGTGAACCCACTCTCAATAGGCTTCCCCATAACGCGCTCTGCTATTAAGCGGTTAACGTATGATTCGACCTTAGCCCCTGTTGCTGGCTTGCCTGTTGGCGTGTAAATTTCTCCCGCACTAGAAGCCGAAATAAGACCAGACCGCAAAAGTTGCCATTCTGGACTCCCTTGTTCGAACTCGTTATGAACCTGCATTTTTACGCCTCGTTTCTAGTGATGTATTAATCTGCCTTTTAACGCTGGTGTAGTTTATGCTTGGTATCTGCTTTAGACTGTCTACTTTGGCGTGCTTGTAGAATGCTGATTTAAAGCCGTTGAACTCACCCTCGCAATCAGACAAAAGCGTATCAATCTCTTTCACTTGCTCATCTGTTAGCCATTGAAAAGGTAGGCGACCATCAATATCTTCATCGGCAGTGGTAAGCCCTAACGCGCCCACTAGCGTATATCGCTGCAAGTATTGAACGGTAGAGCCAACAGCCTGCACTGAGTTTTTAGATCCGCTGGTGTCGGCTTCTGCCTTCATTGTGGTTTGCTCACTATGACCGTCTATGTGAGACAGTACGCAAGTGACCTCTATGCCTTCTTTGTGGTCTTGCTCGAACCGAAAGGACAGGCCGCAACCCTGCAGTGTGGATTTGATCTGCCCCACAATGTCGGCTAGTGGCGCATAGCTGAAGTTGTGGCCTGTTTTCGTCTTAGTGATTCTAGGCACTTCAGCCTGAAACTGTGTGACAGCAATTAGATACGCTGTCTTAGATTGCTTGGCCTCGTATCGCTCCTGTAGCGCCATTAGCTTCTCGAGCTGGTCAATGTCAGCGCCTTTATTGATTGCCATTTCTAGCAGATTGCTTGGAGTTGTAACGCTCCCCATATCCTGTTTTTTAACTAACTGATTCATGTCTACTCCCTTCTTACGCTAAGCGTTTTTTATGTTCGGTTACGTCCGCTTCGGCTCTTTCCATCATCGCGACAAACAGATCGAATGCTAAATCGTGCCATTCCTGAGTATGATAATCATATAATGAGTCCGCCAAATCGCTTAGCCGATCGCTGTACTGATCAAGATTATCGCCAAACTGGACAATAATATCTTCACTGCTAACGACTATTCGCTTGTTAGCTGCTCGCTCTTCATTGACTGTGCCGACTGTCATTGTTCTACCTCTCTATCAGATCTCACAATATCCACCATATTAGAGATACAATTAATACGGCGTATAATGCTATAGCACAAGCTATAAAAATGACTTGATCGCGCCATAATAATTTCTCGCGGCGTTTCTTATTGAGCTTGTACTGGCTCGGTTGTGTGTTGTAAATCATATCAAACCCCCCAAATAACTAGCGCACACAATTAAGACCGCGCCTAGTGTTATGGTCAAGCAAATGGATATTAGCTTGTTACGTGCCTGACGCTTAAAGTATAAACCCTCTTTCAATTTCAATAGATCGTGATTCATGACTCACCCCCAGAGCGTTCAATCATATAAGCCTTTAGCGCGTCTAGAACTAGCGTTCCCGCGTCCATAGTTTGCTTCAGCGTGGGCGGCTCACCAACACATCGCGCGATGTTGTATAAGCTCATTAGTAGCTCATCGTTCTCGCCGATTGCCTCATTTGCAAAAATTAGCGCCCCATTCTTGCCGTAGTATTTTTCATATTGATTAAACATCTTTTCGAAT